TGCGCGCTAATTCAAACTGCATTCGCGCGCGGTCTTGTGCTTACCAATGATAGCCAGAAAGTTAAAGTCAAAGACGCTTCAAGATCGCCAGTTCGTTACGACAACACGCACCAGATTGTTAGCTTGTCTATTGGTTATACCGCACTATCATAGCTATTCTCTATAAATCCAAATATTGTGATAAACTATTAGCCGGATGAGCGCTATTAATTTTATTTATCAATTGAGGATTTACTCATGAGTGAAGCATATACCAGCCTTGGCACAGAATTAGCAGTGTCAGTCTCAGCCCCGGCAACTTATGACGAAGCAGGCTATGAAGCCTTGACGTTTACAGATGTGGGCGAAATTACCAGCGTTGGCGAGTTCGGCCCAACTGCTGCCGTTGTAACGCACGACCCGTTAGCGCTTGGCTACACTGTTAAGCGTAAAGGCCAAATCAACTACGGTTCATTAACCTTGCAAATGGCTCGCGATATTACTGACGCAGGTCAAGTGATCCTGAAAGCGGGTGCCGATGGCGCAACCAAGTACACCGTCCATACGTGGAGAGTTACCCACCAGTCTGGTTTGGTGCAATACTTTACTGGTATGGTGTTCGGTTATACCACTAACGTCGGCGGCTCTAACCAAATCGTGGGCGCATCTACCACCATTGAATTGGATCGCCCAATTCTTGACGTTGCAGCATAAGGGGAATAGACCATGGCTACTATTGCAGCTACAAGCATGGGTGGCTCTGGTGCTCGCGCAGTCACACAGACTACGCTCACCGGAACCGCTGACACGTTTACTTATAACCCTACCGCTGAGCAGATTTTGATTCTGTTTAACGATACCGGCGGCAGCTTGTCACCAGTAATTGACGGCAACGGCGCGACAACTATCACGGTTGCAGGCGTTGGCTCTGTTGATGTTTCTACTGGTTACGCTGTTGGCTCAATTGCGGCAGGTGCAACTAAGGCGATTCCACTCGACACCATCAAAGCCTACCTGGTTGGCACTATTGCCATCACTAGCGGCACTGGTTTGGTTGCGAGTTTATTGTCGTTTTAATTGCTAAGCTAAACATGTAAAAGATGTAAAAACCCTGCTTAGGCGGGGTTTTTTATTTGTAATCTCTGCGCCAATTATTGCGGTAATCGTCAGAAATATACTCGCCAGCTTCAAATGATTGCGCAGCAAGGCAAACCTGCAGAGCCTTTCCAGTTTCTTTGTGAAGCTTTTCGCATTTCTCAAGAGTTCCTTTCGGCCAATATTTATCGCCGTAGTCGTCCTCATGCTTTTCTAGCCCAATTATTTCCGCAACGTCACTCATCACATCGCTATTACCGTAAGGGCGCTTTATGTCTACTGCTGGCGCGCCATCATAAGCATCATCTTCAAATCGAATATTCATGCGCTGAATAAGTTTTAAGTGCTCGCTTGTTAGCGTGAATCTTTCCATTGTCGCCTCCAAAAAATTTATATTTAATTAACTTCACGCAAAGTAAAACACAAAAACGCAGCAAACAAAAGCTGCATTTCTTTATACAGTTAGCTATCCACATAGTAAAAAGCTATAATCGACCAGACCCGCACCCACGCGCGTGGGGAGGACTCATCCACCTCGGCGGGTCAACCCTTTTGGATGCTTACTTTGATGGAGTTTATTATGACTTTTGATTTATCTAAATTCGACACGGCAACCCTTGCAGATAAAGGTGCGCCTATCAATATCGTTTCTCCCTTGGGCGATGTTGTTATTGGCAGCGATGGCAACCCAATACAGTTTTTTGTGCTAGGCCAAGACTCTAAAAAATTCAAGGCTGATATTAGCGAGGCCCGCCGCCAAGCGCAGGCACAAACCAAAACGAACAACAAAAAAACCAAGTCTCCAGAAGAAGAAGAGGCTGAGGCAATTGTGCGTATTGCTGGCTACACGGTCGGCTGGACAAATAACTTTGAGCTTGATGGCGATAAATTCCCATTTAGCCAAGAAAACGCGGTAAAACTCTACAGTGATGCGCGTTTCCAGTGGATTTATGAGCAGATAAACCGCCAAATCATGAATCGCGCTAATTTTTTGCAAGCGTAGCCGAACAGCTTCTAACCTATGTTCGGCATATGGGGTGGTTGCACGCCCCATATAAAATTAACAAAGATGATGTAAGCAAGTCGCGCTATAAAAGGCTGTCTGATAGGGATATAGATGCACCTGAATTGAAGATGCCCGATGTTGATTCCCATGATTACGTTTTGGAGATGTTTTATGAAACCGGAATGATATTAAACGGGGCTCATGGCGCCGTGCCAATTACATGGACTGAATTGCGCAATTATAGCGACCAGTCTGGCAATGTTCTGACGCCGTGGGAAAGCAGCATGGTTATGAAGCTTTCAAGGGCTTACTGTAGTGCTTACCATGATGGCCAAGACGCGGCAGCGTTACCGCCTTATATGCCAGACGATGAAGACTTAATAGCCAAACAAAGGTCGAATGTCTCCAATATGCTCGCCTCACTCGGTGGACAAATGAAAGACGCGAAACCAAAGCCAAGAAAGAAACCTAAGCCAGCCTAATAAGCTGGCTTTTTTATTGTTAGCGATAGGCTATAATGCTGTGAAACTCAATAGGTAATTGCTATGACTGATATTGCAACGATTGGCATTCGCGCCGACATAACCGAGCTACGAAACGCGGTTAACGAACTCAATCGGCTCGCAGATCAGGGGCAGCAGACAGAAACACGCGTAAGCCGATCAATGGGCGGCATTGGTGCTGCTTTCGCTGCTGTTGCGGGTGCCTTGGGCGCTGGCAATATCGCTGGCAAGCTTATTGAGACTGAGCGCGAAACTGGCGCATTGGTGTCTACACTAAGAACCGTTACAGGTAGCGCAAAAGGTGCCGAGGAAGCATTCGCAGCGATACAGGTTCTAGCATCACAACTTCCTGAAACTCTTGGCGATGTAACTCGCGCATTTACAACAATGGCAAATCTTGGTCTAGACCCAAGCGAGGCCGCAATCCGCTCATACTCCAACACTGCATCCGCAATGGGTAAAGACCTGATGCAGATGATTGAAGCTGTTGCTGATGCGTCCGGCTTTGAGTTTGAGCGCCTAAAAGAGTTTGGCATTAAGTCAAAACAGCAAGGCGATACAGTCTCATTCACGTTTCAAGGCGTCACAAAAACTGTTAAAAAAAGCTCTGATGAAATTGTTGGATATTTGCAAGAGATTGGTAACGTAAATTTTGGCGGTTCTTCTGCCGATGGAATGGTTGAGCTTGACGGTATCCTGTCAAACCTTGGTGATACGTGGGACGGGGTTTTTAGAGCTATAAATGCCGCCGGAGTCGGCGAGCTAATAAAAAAAGGCGCAAAAACCGCTACAGAAGCAATCCAAGAGCTAGGCGACTTCATCAGCAGCGGCCAAATGGCTGGCTATATTGATGCCATTGGTGAGCGCTTTTCTTGGGTGTTTGATATTGCTGTTGCTGGCTTTAATGTTATCAAAGATGCCGCTGTTGGGCTCTATGGCCTCTGGTACATGATGCACAACGAAGCCATGATGACGATGGGCACGACTACGGATGACTTCTTTCGTGATATTGCAGACGGATTCACCAGCGCACCCGAAAACATAAAGGCATTCATCCAGATTTTAACAGTCGAGTTTGCCGCGCTATTCGATAAAGTTATCGCTGGCTCAAAATTATTTTATGACATCCTTACCAATCCGCTAAATGCTAGCGCGACTTTTGACGCCTACAAAAAAGAGATTGATGGCATTAACGGCGCTCGCGAGGATTCAATCCAATCTGTTTTTGATGAAAAAGCCGCGGTAGAGATTGCCTATGATGCGCAAATTAAAAAAGCTGGTGATTTACGCGCTGCTTTTGAAGCCAAAAACAATGAGGCCAAAAAAGATGTATTGGGTCAGTACAAAAAAAGCGGTGATGACGCTGGCACTGCTGCAACCGAAGCGCAAATAAAAGCGGCCAAAGAAGCGGCCAAAGCGCAGGATCAGCTTCAAGAATCTATCGCTGATGTGTTGATTGGCCTAAATGACCAATATCTACAGCTAACCATGAGTGCTGATGCGTACCTGGCGTACACACTCAGAGCGCAAGGCGCATCACAGGCGCAAATTGATTTCGCTGTTAAGACTCAGCAGGCGAATAAGGCTATTGAGGATAGCAAGCAGAAAGCTATTGATTACCAAAAAAGCATAGATGACATTACTAAATCTGCTGATGATTTTGGCGGTGCATGGTCGCGCACCGGTTCGGTTGTGGTTGATGCGTTTGGCAGTATGGCCGACTCGCTTGAAGACTATATGTCTCAATTGGCTACACTCCAAAAACAAAGAGAAGCTATTGCAAAAGCAGAAGCAGAGCCAAACAAAACAGCTAAGCAGGCAATGGAGCTAGAGAAGGCCAAGGTCAAGCTTGAGCAAGATACCGTTAAAACCACATTATCCGGCTACGGCAAAATGGCAGGCGCAGCGGCGTCAATGTTTAGCGAGCAATCAAAAGCCCGTAAAGCGCTAAACAATGCCGAGAAAGTATTCACGGCTATAGAGATAGGTCTGGCACTACAAAAAGCAGCAGCGAACGCGACAAACGCAATCACGGCGGCATTTGCGGCACCTTTCCCTGTCGGCTTTGCATCCGGTGCCGCTATGATCGCAATCATGGCTGGGCTGGGGGTTTTTAGCGGCTCAAGTGGCGGCGGGGCACCAAGCGCGGAGGATATTCAGGCATCACAAGGTACAGGTACAACTTTGGGCGACTCATCTGGTAAGTCTGAATCTATCAGCAATGCGTTCGATGAATTCAAAGATGTAAGCGTTGACCAATTGGCAGAGTTGCGCGGCATTCGTAGCGCGATGAATAGCCTGAGTGATGGCATTACTGGGCTTGCTGTTTCTCTTGTGCGTGGTGGCAAGTTTGACGGCGCTACGGTTAATCTTGGAAGCAGTCAAAGCGTTAGTATTGGTGGCGGCTTTGGTAATTCACTAGGCGGAGAGCTTGCGAATAAATTCTTGGGCGGGTTGTTCGGCACAACCACCAAAAAACTACTTGATACAGGCCTGCAAATTGGCGCACAGGAATTGGGCGACATAATGGCGGGTGATTTCGATGCGTTTTACTACAACACAGTGAAAACCACGAAGAAAAAGCTTTTTGGGTTATCAAAGAAAACCAGCACCAAAGACGAATTGACGGGCGCGGATTCCTCGCTGACCGAGCAATTCACACAGATTTTTGAATACCTTGGCGGTGCTGTTGGTGAGTCGCTAAATATTCTTGGTATCGATGCTGCGAACGCTATCGAAAATTTTCAGGTTAATATTGGGAAAATATCATTCAAGGATTTGAGCGGCGACGAAATACAGGCAGAGCTTGAAGCCATTTTTGGCGAGCAGGCCGATTTATTGGCAACTTATGTATTGCCGCAAATCGAAGAATACCAACGCATGGGTGAGGGGGCTTTCGAGACCCTGACCCGAGTATCAAAAGAGCAGGCAATATTCAACGATGCACTAGAAAATATGGGCGTTAATCTTGGCAGTATGTCCAGCCTTATGCGCCTTGATGTTGCTCAATCCATTATTGACTTAATGGGTGGCCTTGAGGAATTTAGTTCAAAAACGTCTGCATACTTTGAAAAGTTTTTCAGTGAAGACGAAAAAATCAAGATGCTTGGTGACTCGCTAAATGAAGCGTTTAGCTCAATTGGTGAAACCGTGCCAGCCACTCATGCGGCATTCAGATCGATCATTGAAGGGATTGATTACACAAGTGAATCAGGCCAAGCGTTATTTGCGTCACTGATGGAGCTATCCCCTGCGCTTGACCAATACATTAAAGCAACTGAAAAAGCAGCTGAGGCACAAGCTACCGCGGCACAAAAAACCCTTGAAGCTGAAAAGGCGCAACTAGAAGCTGCTGAAACTGCACAAAAACGCATTGATTCTCAGCGCGGGAACCTTGAGCTTAAATTGCTTGATGAAATGGGCATGGCTACTGAGGCGCTTGCTATTCGCCGTAAAGCTGAGCTTGATTCTCTTGATGAATCTTTGCGCGCACTGCAAGAGCAGATTTATGCGCAGCAGGATTTAAACGCCGCCAACAAAGAATCCTTGAGGGTTGCAGAGGAAGCAGCAGCAGAAAAGGCGCGAATAGAGCAGGAATCCGCTGACAACCTTTTGCGTATAGCTGAGGAAGCTGCACAAAAAGCCGAACAAGTTGCCAGCGAGCGCTATGGTCTTGAGTCGCAAATATTGCAACTGCAAGGCGACACTAACGCACTAAGAGCGCGAGAGCTTGCGCTGCTTGATGAGTCTAATCGCCCATTGCAGGAGCAAATTTGGGCGCTAGAAGATAAGGCTGCGGCAGATAGCAAAGCTGCCGAAGCTGCGCAAGATGCAGCCGACACGCAACAGCGCGCCTATGATGATGCTGTGCGATCTGCACAAGAGGCGGCAGACGAACAAGCTCGCTTAATCAAAGGCACTCAAGACGCGCTAACAAGCGCAATTCGCAAACTACGCGGTGAGAGCGAGCAACTTAACGACTTAGACCGCCAGCGCGCCAAGAACACGCTTAACGCTGCACTGGCTGCGGCGCAGTCTGGCCAATCTATTGTTGGATTCGCAGGTCTTGAAGATGCATTAACAGCGGTAAGCGATCTTGATAAATCGGCATTCGTTAGCGCAGAAGATTATCAGCGCGAACTTGCTCGCACATTGTCGATTCTGGATAGATTGAGCGGCTATGCGGGAATGCCTGCATCGTCAACAAATCCAATTATCAGCAACGGCGCGCTGGCCATGCAAACTCAAACCAATCAGCAGATGGCGCAAAACATGGCGGCTGTTGAAGATAAAATGACCGATTTAACAGTGAAGATTGAAGACAACACCAAGCGCACAAAAATGATGTTGGAAAGGTGGGAGGCGATAGGGATGCCAGTGTCGCGCACTGCGTAGGCTATTAGTGACTAGGTTTTAATAGGCTGTTACAATAGCTCAAACCGGAGAAACCAATGCACATAATCAGACCAGTTGACATAGGCACGCCAGAGATTACCGCTACCAATGCGGTTGCTCTTAATGCTGCCTGGTCGTCTGGTACTAGTTACACAGAAGGACAGCTGGCAGAAAAATCATTGCGTGTTTATGAGTCGGTATTTGCTGGGGCGAACCTTAATCATGACCCAGACATAGACACTGTGAACGGCACTGTTATAGGCGCCTATTGGCGTTACGCAGAAGCAACAAATAGCCGTGTTATGTTCGACTACACACGCAGCGCTGACGACTATCAAACGGTGCGCAGCGGGGATATAACTGTAACGCTTGAGCCAGCCCAAGGCATCACTGACACAATTGCGTTTTTTGGATTAAATGGTGACACCGTTGCAATAACTATTACCGATCCTATTGACGGCGTTGTCTACAACGAAACATTTGATTTAATAGATAACTCGGCGGTTTATGATGGTTATACGTATGTTTTCGAGCCTATCGTAAAATACACCGAATTGATTGTTGATGATTTGCCGCCATACGGTAATACCGAGCTAGACATTATTATTGATGCGGGTGCTAACGATGCCAAATGCGGCAAATGCGTTGTAGGCTTTAGAAAATATATCGGTGACGTTGTTTTCGGCACTCAGGTCGGAATTATCAGTTATTCAAACGTTGACCGCGAATTTGGCAGAGCCGTTATTCAGTCAGGCGACTACAACCGATTTGTTGACTACAAAATTGGCGTAGAAACATCCTATAACCGCGAAGTTCAAAAACTTTTAACAGGGTTTAGAGATCGCGCAATAGTCTTTATTGGTGCGCC